CCGCATCATCCAAGCATTGCATGGTGGGCAATGGGCGTCACTCTGCATCACACATGGAAGCCCCGCCGTCAGGATTGGCGTGGGCTCCGCACCATGCAGGGCATCAAGAAGTACTACGAGGGGCTGGGCTGGGATGCGGGCCCGCATCTGTTCATTGCGTGCGGCTCCCCCGATCCGGCTGACGATGGTATCTGGCAGATGACGGCACTGAACGAGATGGGGATTCATGCGGGCTACCCTGCCAACCGACAGCACTGGGGCATTGAGGTCGTGGGCAACTACGACGCCGAGTTGTGGAGCATGCCACTGCATGACTTGGTGGAGGGCGCAACGCTGGCTCTGCTGGATTGGCGTGGTCTTGCGGTCGGTGCCAAGACACTGAAAGGGCATCGTGAGTGGGGAAGCCCGAAGACGTGCCCGGGCAAGGCGATTGAAATGGACATCATTCGGCGGGATTTCGCACAAGCACAGATGAGGGAGCAATGACCGAAAGTGTTGAAGTCAAGCTGGCACGGCTTGAAGAGAAAATCGACCAAGTGCTGCGCCGCTTGGAGAATGGCGACCGGCAATTCCGTGAGATGGACGGACGGGTTGCGCACCTCGAGCAACAGATTAACCGACTGTGGGGCGGCATTGCCTTGGCCACAGTCATCATCCCGCTGATTATTCGTTACATGATGGGAGGCTGATATGGAAAAGCCATGGTATCAAAGCAAGACATTGTGGGTCAACATCCTGACCCTGCTTGCGCTCATCCTTGGCACGGTGGCACAGTGGCCAGAGCTCCAAGCCCTGGCCCCGCAGTTGCTCGGTGCACTCAGCGTGGTTAATATCTTGCTCCGCCTGCTCACCGATAAGCGCTTGGTGTAGTCATGGCGACACGGAAGCCGAGTGCCCGCCGTGAGGTATCGCTCATCCGTGTGCCGGAGGTGCTGGACGCCATTGAGGAGCTGGGCATTGTTCAGCACGCATGCGCCGCCGTGGGCTTCGATCGTCGCACGCTGTACCGCATGATGGAAACCGACGCCAGCGTTGCCGAGGCGGTGCGGGGAGCGGTGGAGCGGGGCAGGGAGAAGCGGCGCGATTACCTCGAGAGCCTTGCTTACAAGATGGCGCCGGAGAATCCCACCATGGTCATGTTTCTGCTGAAGCGTGAAGACCCGTCATATCGAGAGAGTTACAATGTCAATACGACCAATACCCCAACCAACTTCGTCATCGACCTCGGTACTGCGGATACGTCACTCGATGCTGCTTCCGCATCAGATGAGGTTTCTCCAGTCGAAGGCGAAGTATATCTACTACAAGGGCGGGATTCGTAGTGGCAAGTCGTACGCCGGAGCGCTCAAAGTGCTTACCATGCCCATGCACAGCAAAGCCATCGTGGCGGCGCCGTCGTACGAGAACATTCGCAACGGCTCGCTCCGCACGTTGCTCAATCTTATCTCTGAGTTTGAGCGCCGTAGCGGCATGACGATTCTTGACGGAAAGCCTCGATTGTCAGCGCCGTACATGATCCGTCTCATCGGTGACCGGGAAATTGTGTTCTTTTCTGAGAACAACTTCAATTTGGTGCGTGGTATGGAGGCGGCGCTGTGCTGGATAGACGAAGCGGGACACATGGATGAGTACATCGACGGCATGAACACACTGTGGACGGTGGCACTGGGTCGACTCAATCAGGCGCCAGGGCAAATCATATTGACCTCATCGCCAAACTTTAAGAAGCCGTGGTCGTCAAACCTCTTCCGTGACAACGCCCACGATCCGGAGTACGAAACCATCTTCGCTTCAACGTTGGACAACCACTTTTTGAGCGAGGAGTACAAAGCCTCACTGAGGAAGAACTACACCAGTGAGATGTACGCACAGGAAGTACTAGGGCAGGACATCAACCCATCCGGAAGCCTGTTCAAGCGCCAGTGGTTCAGCGTCGTCCCCACCGCTCCGCAGGGTCTTGCATGGTCGCGGTACTGGGACCTCGCCGCCTCGACCAAGCAGAGCGCCGACTATAGCGCATCAGTGCGGGTCGCTCTGCATGACGGTGTCCTGTACATCGCCGACGGCATCAAGATGAAAGCAGAGTGGCCAGACGTGCGCAAGGTCATCGTTGCCACCGCTCTTGCCGAGCAGGGCACGGTGCTCGGCATCGAAGAGGCACTGCATGGCTTGGCGGCAGTGCAGGAGTTGCGCCGCATGCCGGAGCTAACGGCGACCACGCTACGAGGCATCAAGGTGGACAAGGACAAGCAGAGCCGAGCGATGCCGTGGGCGGCGCGTGCCGAAGCGGGAGCGGTGCGCATCGTGGCAGGGAGCTGGGTAAAAGACTTTATCGACGAGGTGGTGGCATTCCCGAGCGCACCACACGACGACTATGTAGACGCCGCAAGCGGAGCCGTCGCCATGGCTGCGCGGCCGAAGATTCGATGGGAGATACTATGACGCTGAACTCGTTGCCCGCATGGTTCGAGCAACTCCGCCGCGGCGGTCGCATCGTCACCACTGCGGACGCCTACAGTGTGTCCCCACTGCTGTACCGCGCCACCAATTTGCGCGCCGATGCGCTCAGCTCCATTTCGTACCGACTGACGTACAACGACGTCGAGCAGGAGTGGCCATTCGTGCAAAGCTTTGCTCAACTCCTGAAGGACATCGAGCGGTCACTGTGCTTGACGGGCGGTGCCTACCTCTACAAAATCTACAAGGGGAAACGCCTTGTCGGTTTTGTTCCGCTCAATCCCACCACGATGAATGTCACACTGATGACGGACAAAGCAACGCTTGAAAACCCACTGCTCGGCGCATCGTTTGTGCAGAGCATCAACGGCAAATCGTATGGGCCGTGGACGGTGAACGAGGTCGTCTATTTCCGTGAGCCCAGCTACCTTGACGACATCGGGCCGGGCATCGCTCCGGCACACGTGGCACTGAGCAACGCCAAGCTGGAGCACTACTTGTCCCGCTTTGCCTCGGCATTTTTCGAGGGCGGCGCACAGCCGGTTACCATCATGAACCTCCCCGAGCACATGGATGAAGCGGAGTTTCAACGCTTCCGCACGGAAATGCGCTCAACCATCGGCGGCGGCATCATTAATGCGTTCAAAATGATTTTCATGCGGGCTCCGGACATCAAAATCGAGCAACTGACACCGCCAATCAATTCCCTGCAGATGCCCGAGCTATACGAGCGGGTGATTACCAGCGTGGGCATGGCGTACGGCGTACCCCGCACCATGCTCGAGGCATCGGCGGCGAACTATGCAACGGCAGAATCTGACCGGCAAAGCTTCTGGCGAGAAACCATCATCCCGCGCCTCAGCCTGTACGAAGCGGTGCTCAATGCGCAGGTATTCGCCCCGCTTGGCTGGGAAATCAGCTTTACTCCGGAGATGCTCGACGTGATGCAGGTGGACGAGGCAAGCCGTGCCGGGTCACTGCTCCAGCTTGTGCAAGCCGGCGTTCCACTCCGTGGGGCGATGACGATTTTGGGGTATGACCAAATCGAAGAGGCGCTGGGCCCCGAGCCCACGCCGCCTACCGAGCCCGAGCCCGAGCCACCGGAGCCAAGTCCCGCCCCGCCCACGGATGACGACATTGAGGAGACACCGGACGACGATGAGAATGACGACATCATCGCCGCACGCTCTGCAGAGTGGGCATTGCTTGCCAAGAAGTTAGAGCGACGCATCAAGGCAGGGAAAGACCCCGTGTGCGCCTTTGAGAGCGACGTTTTGAGCAAAGACGATGTCAAGTCCGTGATGATGCGCTTAAGCCCGCAAATGACCGTACATGAGGCGCACGACGTCGTAGACGAGGTCAAGGCGTTGGACGACATGACGGAAGACGAGCGGCGCATCTACGATGAGCTCATCAGCAAGTTCGCCGAGCGTGGTGCGGCGTGGGTGCGCAAGATTCTGCGCAACCAAGACGTCAACCCCACATTGCGGGACATCGTCGCTCCCGTGCTCAATCGTGAGCTGTCCCGTGTGGCACAAGCACAGATCGACACGGTGGGAAACCAAATCGGTGTCACTGCGACCGACGCCACGAACGACCGTGTGGTGGATTGGCTCGTTGACTACGTGCCGATGACTACCGACCAAATCGACGCCACCACCGCCGCACGCATCAAGAAAGTCATTGACGCATTTCGCCAGACGCCAGGCATGACGGCGCAAGACGTCGCTGAGATGTTGCGCCCCAGCGTTGACCCTGCCCGTGCACTGATGATTGCCCGCACAGAGATTGTGCGAAGCCAAACACAGGCCAACGTCATTTACAAAGATTACCTCGCGGAGCGTGGCCTCAACTACGAGCGGGTATGGATTACAGAGCGGGACGAGATGGTCAAGAAGTGCCCCATCTGCTATCCATTGGATGGCAAGAAAGAATCAGAGTGGGGTGGCTATGAGCCTCCCGCGCATCCGAATTGTCGTTGTGCGACGGCGCTGCGGCTGGTGAAGTAATGCTCGAAGTTGAAGTGATTGCCAACATATCCCTCGGCGCCTATCGTGAAGCGGTGCGAGAAATCACGCTGGCATATGCGAAGAGCGTTGAGGGCGAAATCCAAATCCAGAAGCCGCCGCCACCTAAGAAAGGTGCACAGGTGTACAAGAGCGAAAAGCAACGCCGCTTCGTGATGGCGATGATTTCGCAGGGCAAGATTAAAGTGCCGTATGTGCGTGGACGAGGCAGTACGCTGGCGGCATCGCAGAGCCTGAGCCAATCGTATCGGGTCAACCTTGACGGCGACACTGCCGTGATTACGAGCGACGCCACGTATGCGCCGTATGTCATTGGCGACCAGCAAGCGGAGATACACAAAAAGCGATGGCTGACGGCAGCGCAAGCCGCCAAAGCGGTGGCAGATCGGGGCGAACTTGACACCATTGTGCGCCGCACGTTAGAAGGGATGAAGCTGTAATGCCCTACCACATCGAAGCAGAAGACGGCGTGTTTTGCGTCTACAAGGACGGCGACGCCGAGGCCTTGCAGTGCTACGACAACGAAGCCGACGCTGACGCCTACCTCACGGCGCTGAACATCGCCACCGCTGAGGAGACCAAAGCGGAGAGCGATACGCACACGCCGCCGGAAGCGGTGGCAGACAATGCCCGCATGGCGCTCGAGGTTCGAGCGGAGAAGCCACCGTCACAGCGTGGCATGACCCCGGTCGGCCTTGCTCGAGCACGGCAGTTGGCCAATCGTCAGCCGGTGAGTGTGGCCACGCTCCGGCGCATGGCGTCCTACTTTGCCCGCCATGAGGTGGACAAGGACGGGGCGACGTGGGAGGAGCAGGGAGCAGGGTGGCAAGCGTGGATGGGATGGGGAGGCGATGAGGGATGGGCATGGGCTCGGCGCATTATCGAAGCGGAGGATACGAAGGCATTTGACGCCCCCCATATAATGGAAATAGGAGGACAAGCGATGGAAGACACGGTAAAATCACTGCCTACAACGGTGAAAGCGATTGGTGAATACACGGTCAAGGGCAAGGGTATTGTATTCGGAGGATTCGACCTCACCGAAGACCGATTCACTGCCGATACCGACCTCGGCGGCTCACGGCCATTCGAGGGCATGCCCGTGTTTTATGACCACGCTATGGGCGGCATCAAGTCGCAAATCGGCATGGTCAAGGCATGGATTCCCACCGATGACGGCATTGACGTGGAGATTGAGCTCGACCGCCGCCACCAGTACGCCAGTGAGGTGATGAAACTCGTGGAAGCTGGCGCACTCGGACTCAGCACCGGCGCCGTATCACACCTTGTCGTCCGTGAGCCAGTCAAGGGCGGCTATGAAATCAAGCGCTGGCACGTCGCCGAAATCAGCTTGACCCCGACACCAGCGGAGCCCCGTACCACACTGGGGGAAATTGCCAAGACCCCAGAGGATTTGGGCTTGGTCAAGAACATCAAAGTCAAGAGCGAAGAGGTTGAGTCTGTGAGCATGGCTGCAGATGAGACATTGCCTGACGATACAGAGACTACACCAGACGCGGCCGAAGTGGCCACCGAATCACCAGAGGAGACCAAAGCCATGCCAGAAGGCATCATCGACAACGCTCGCCACGACGAGCCACAGGTAAAGGCGGCATTGCCCGCCGCTCCGTCCGAAAACCCATTCGACAGCAACGAGTACGTCCGTGCGTACAAGCGCTTCATCGATGTGAAGAACCCCATCGAAAAAGCGGAAGACAGCTACGAGGTGCACCAGGTACTTCGCAACGCCACCAAGGCTTACGCTGTCAAGACGCAGACCGAAGGCACCAACAACGACGGTGGGTTCACCGTCCCCACGCAGGTCAACCGCATGGTGGTAGCACGGCGTGATGAGTCGAGTTTGCTTGGCCAATTTCGCTTTATGCGGGTGACTGCTGACGGCTGGAAAACCACTATCCCCGCACAGAGCGCCAAGGCCACGGCCGCCATCGTCGGCGAAGGCGTCACTGCCACTGCCAGCGAGCCAAACATCGCCAACACCAAGACCATCCAGCTCTACAAGGATACTCTCGAGTTTGCCATCACCGAGGAGTTGCTCGCCGACACCGCCAGCAACTACGAAGAGTTTCTCATGAACGAGATTGCCCGCGCCATGGCAGTGAGTGTCAACACGTTCATCATCAAGGGCACCGGCTCGTCACAGCCCTACGGCATCTATGCCCGCGTGACCAACGACATTGCACTCGGCGCCACCACGGCGACGTCGGCGCAAGTACTCAGCGTGAGCACGGGTATCAACGGCGAATACATGACCAACGGCGAAACCGGCTGGATTATGCGCAATGCCACTTGGGGCGTAGTACGTGGTCTTGATCTCGCCAACACCGGCATGCTTCTGACCAGCATGGAGGGCGGCGTTCGTCGAATCGAGTCATGGCCCGTAGCGCTGAGTGAGCAGGTGGACGCCTACGGCACCAGCACCAACGAGCCACTCATTTTCGGCAACTTCAACTACTACGTCTTCGTCGAGCGCACCGCCGGTGTGCAGATTGAGCGCGACTACAACCCACGCACGGGCATCACCTACATGATTGCCAAGTGGCGCTTCGGTGGCGATGTCGCCCAGCCTGAGGCCTTCGCTATCGGCAAGCACGCCTAATATCACACTGGGGAGCGCTGATGGATCCGTCAGCGCTCCCCACTGGAGCGCTATGAAAATCATGTTACTGTACGCCATGGCCGCACTGGGACACGCAGGAGAGCTCATCATCCATGCGCCAGGCGACATCATCGAACTCAGCGAAAGCGAAGCGCAGACGCTGATTGCACAGGGGCAGGCAATGCTGATTGAGGAGCCCGACCCCGTCCCAGCAAAGCGCACGACGAAGAAGGTTTTGTAGCATGGCATACTTCACGACGGCAGAACTTAAAGCCTACTTGGGCATCACGTCGTCGTCGGATGATGTCCAGCTTGGCTACCTGCCTGACCGGGTCACCGAGGCAATCAACACGTACTGTCATCGGCACTTCGAGCCAGAAGCCGAGCACGGCCCTGCTGCGAGCCATACGCACTATTTCACCGCACTGCTGACCGTGGATGGCGGCGATTTGCTCGACTGGCGCACACTCAACCTCAACCACGACCTGGCAGAGCTCACGAGCATCACCAACGGCGACGGCACCGTCATTTCTGCGAGTGATGTGGTTCTGCTTCCGCTCAATGTGAAGCCCACCAACTTTATCCGCATCAAAAGCGGAGTTAATGTCACGTGGACGTATACTACTTCGCCAGAAGCGGCGATCGCTGTCGCTGGCAAGTGGTCGTACAGCCTCGACATCCCCGCCGATGTCAAAGCGGCGGCACTTCGTTGGGGGGCGCACCTCTACCGGCTGCGCACGGGCGCAACATCCGTCCCCGCTGACATCACCGTGAGCGCTGACGGCAGCGCCTTTGCATCGAACCGCATCCCAAGCGATGTGGCGCAGATGCTCAAGCCGTACGTGCGGAGGTCATAGCATGGCGAGCAACCTCGACGGCATCTTGGACGCACTCGAAGCGATGAGCATCAGCGGGTACAGCTACACCGTCCTGCGAGGCTCCACGCTGAGGAACGTGGTTGACATCGCCACCACGCCGTGTCGCATCATCAGCGCTATCGGTGTGCAGTCAAGCCAAACACGGCGCCTCACGTTCGGCTCTGGCAGTGTCATGCGCACGGAGTGGACGATACAGGACACGGCGCTGATTCGCCCAGCATCGCTCGGTATTGGGCTGATGGACATCGCGCCAACGCTTGAGGGGTACCTTGCGGCATACCACGAGGCAATTCGCTCGGTCTTTGCAGGCAACTCCGCATGGGTCGTGACCGACGTATCCCTGCGCAGTCAGGTGCTGGAGTGGCCAGCGGCGTCGGGCAATTTTTTTGATGCAGTGGTCGCTACGATTACAGCAAGCGACATCGTTCAATAGGAGACACACACCATGGCACAGACCACAGGGGCCGTTACCGGCGCCGCCACCGCAGTCAACATCAAAATCGGCGGCGGGTCATACACCGACTACAGCGGGCAAGCACAGAGCATCGACGCTGTTACCGCAACGCGCGCCACGAGCACCGCATTCACGTTTGACGGCGACAACGCGATCATTCTGCTGGGCAAAGAGGAGCCCGTCGAAGTCACCGTGAATTTTCTGTACACCGAGGTCGCCGCCGAGCTGTGGGAAATCGCAGAAGCGGCGTTCCAGGCAGGGAGCCTCGTGCAGGTCAAGTGGGAGCCGAAGGGCACCGCAGGCAAGCAAATCGAGACCACCGCTGGGGGCTACATCACGAGCATCACCTATCCCGAGGTATCAGCTGAGGGCGCTGGGCCAGTCGTTGCGTCTATCACCGTGATGGCGCCGGGCATCAGCTACGCCGCATAGCAGGGCAGGGCGGTGTGACGGGACACCACACCGCCCAGCCATGATTTTGTGTCCCGCATAGAGGAGTGTCCCACATGGAGTACATTGTTAACCCTGATGACATCTATCTCGACGACATCGCCGAGCTCAGCGACGCACTGAAATCCAGCGACTTTCATCGCCTCAACGTAGTGCTGGTGCGCTGTGTCACCGACGCCGACGGCAACCCGGTCACACGCATCAAAGCAACGCATGCGGTGAGTCTTGCCAAGCGCATCATCGAAGCCATCACGGAGCAAGAACTGGGAAAATAAAAATGGCGGTGATGGAGCATTTATGGACGGATGGGGCAATGCCGCTGGAGTACCTCGAGCTCGTGTTGTGCCGCGATGTCTATCACTGCCCACCGTCGCAACTCCCGCCGTGGCACAAAGTGCGCCAGCACCTCGCTATCATGGAGGTTGAGGCGCAGGTGCAGAAGCTCCGCAGTAAGAAGAGGAAGTAATGGCCGAGACCGTCATCATACGATTTAAGGGCGAAGACGACGTCAGCTCCGTTGCCAGTGACATCGAAGGCAAGGTCGCTGATGTCGGCAAAGCCGCAGACGGCGTCAGCTCCCGATTTAGTTCACTTAAGGAAATCGGCATCGGCGCACTGCGTGGCATCGGTGAGCTTGCGCTAGACGTCGGCAAAAATGCACTCAGCGGCACGTTTGATTTTTTCAAAAGCGCCGTGCAAGGCGCTGCCGAGTACCAGAGTGCACTTGCTCAGACCGAAGCGGTGATCGACTCGACAGGCGGTGCTGCGGGACTCAGCGTCAAGCAGATGGAAGACCTCGCACGTGGTTTGTCAGCGGCGAACGGGCAAAGTCTGTTCACTGATGACCAGCTCTTGAGTGCGCAGAACGTCCTTGCGACGTTCACCGAGATTAAGGGCACGAATTTTGCTGACGCCACGGGCGCCATTGCCAATCTGAGTCAGGCGATGGGGCAAGACCTCAAATCCTCTGCGGTGCAGGTCGGTAAAGCGCTCAACAACCCGCTCGAGGGACTCAGCGCTCTCACTCGAGTGGGCGTCGGATTCAGCGAGGAGCAGAAAAACGCCGTGGCGGCGCTCATGGAAACGGGCGACGTAGCAGGTGCGCAGAAGATTATCCTGGGCGAGCTTGAGCGCCAATTCGGCGGTAGTGCGGCGGCGGCAACGCAGACCTTTGCGGGGCAGATGGTGGTGATGTCGGAGAAAATCGAGGACGCAAAAGGCGCCATTGGCGATGCGCTCTTGCCGCTTCTCAGCGAGATGACTAAAGTTTTTTCAGAGCAAATCTTGCCCATCATCCAAGACGTCACTGCACGGATTGGCGAATTTTTCCAGGGCATCAGCGACAGTGGCGGGGTCATGGCATCGCTGGACGGTATCAAGCAGAGCATCATGGGATTCATCGAGTCACAACCAGTGCTTCAAAAGCTGATTGAGCTCGGCACCAAAGTGTGGGAGACGCTGACCAGTCTTTTTGCTGACACCATGCTTCTTGCCAGTGATCCGGCGGTGCAGAATTGGCTTGGGCAGGTGGCCGAAGTTCTGCAAGGCGTGTTTATCGTCGCCGTCGATGCGGTCATCCTGGCGCTTGACCTGCTCCGCATCGCATTTGGCTACATCGTCGACGGCATCAGAATTTTTGCTGAGGCCATGACGCCGATTTTCAACTACGTGTACCCCAAGCTCACAGAGGTGCTTAACGCTATCTCCTCGCTTCTGCGAGGCGATTTCACTGAGGCGTGGAACACGATTAAAGGCGTAGTCAGTGGTGTATGGGAGGATATCAAGGCGACCACGCTCCGCATTGCTGGCGAAATCTCAACACGGGTGGGTACGTTCATTGACGAAACCATCGGCAAAGCGAAACAGCTCGGCAAAGACATTGTCGACGGCATCACGCAGGGTATCAACGACGCCAAGGACAAGGTGAGAGAAGCGTTGGCCAATGCGATTAAAGCCGGCATTGACTTCATCAAGAAGTTCCTTGGCATCGCCTCGCCATCACGGCTGATGGCGGAGTCCATCGGTGCTCCGATTGCGCAGGGCATCGCCGCAGGCATCGTGAGCGGTGTGCCAGACATACAGAAAGCGCTGGGGCTCACCGTGGCGGCGGGGACGGGTGCGCCGACGCAATCGGTGCAAAACTTCTACCTCACCGCCAACTACCAAACCGCACAGAGCCAGTCATCGCTGACCGCTGACCTGCGAGCGATGCAGTTACTGGCAGGAGGCGTCGCATAATGGCATACAGCATCACGTACACGACGGGCGGCACGACATACGACCTGAACGGCACCAATGCGTCACTCGGCGGAATCCGACTGCGCTACCTCGGCGACCAGGGCTTTGGCTTAGCTCCGCTTCACCGCATCACACAGCGTGGCCCACTGCAGCAGGGCGACAGCGACATCGACTACCGCCTCGATCCGCGCATCATGCAACTTCCACTCATCGTGGAGGCATCGACGCTCGACGCCAGCTACACCGCACGCCAAGCCCTGCTCCGCATCTTCACACCGTCAAGCGGTGGCGGTGTCCTGCGCATCACGACGGATACCTATGACCGCGCCATCGTGTGCAAGACGCTGGGAGGCTTGGATTTCAACGTTGACCAAGGCGCAGGCTACAATCTGCGCACCGTCGTCCAGCTCCGTGCCTCTGACCCCACGTGGTACGACCCCACGCCCATCAGCGCAGGCGCCACGCCGCAGGTGGCAGGGACGCCGACGCCGAGCCCACTGCTCATCCCGTGGACGGCAGGAGCATCAAGCATCAACAGCACATTGGTTATCACCAACGCAGGCACCACGGCGGCATACCCCGTCATCACAGCGGTGGGCCCTATCACGAGCCTTGTCATCACCAATACGACCACTGGGGACAAAATCGAGGTCAGCGGTACGATTGCCAACGGTGACACATGGTACTTCGACCTGTCCTACGGTCGTAAAACCGTGATTGACCAGAGCGGTGCGAATAAAATTTCGGCCATCACCGCCGCCTCATCGCTGGCGACGTGGTCACTTATCCCCGGCGCCAACGCCGTCACAATCACGGGGTCATCAGTCGGCGCAAATTCGGCAGTCAGCATCGTGTACTACACGAGATATGTAGGAGTCTAAGCACATGGCAGAGCAGAGCATGTTTTGGCCCACGACGGGCACGGGCGACGGCATCAGCGGTGGTTACACCTCCGACCGCTTGGTGACAATTTGGAAGGCGATTTTGGGCGATGGTCAGCTCGTATACCAGAACAAGCTGGCCCTTAGTGGCACGGGCACCTCTGCACTCGCCATCGATACCGGCGCCGCCATTGTGTCGGGATACCTGTATGAAAACAACACGTCGGCATCCATCAACACCTCAACGCTTGGCTCGGCGACGTACGGTGTGTACATCATCGCCAATGAGTCAGCATCAGCGCTCACTGTGTCCCGCTCAGTGGCTGGCACAACGGTCGGCTCAAAGACCGTGCGCCTCGCCGTCAATTCCACTACTCCTACACAGCCATACATTCAGCTTGGTACCATCACCACGGCAGGTGGCTCGATTACCGCCATTAGCACCGCCAACTCGCGGTGGGCGGTGTCCCGCAATACCACGCTGAGTAGCCAAGCGCAGATGGTCATATCGTCGATGACTGTCGCCAACAGCACTGACACTATCATCAGTGGTACAGGCTCCGTATCGACCACGGACAGTGAGTATATCTCGATGAACGCTAGCACTGGTGCTATCACCGTCAAGCAGGCGGGCACCTACTTCGTGCAGGTGTCGTGCTCGTGGGATACGACCACGACCAATCGGCGCAAGCTGAGCATCGACAATGGCTCCATCGTCATCGGGATGCAGCTCACCGGCGCCAGCTTCATCACTGCCACGTACACTCAGCAGGTCGCACAAAATGCGGGCTACTATGATGCTGGAAATACGATCAACTGCTACATCTGGCAGGACAGTGGCTCATCTCGCACCGCCACAAACGTCACCGTCACTGTGACGAGGCTTTGATATGGCTATCTCCTACACCGTCATCACGTATGACAGCGCAGGGACACGCACCTCGTATATCAGCGATGTGCTCGACGTGGTCGTGAGCCGTGCAGTGAACGGCATCGATATGGCACGCATCACGGTGGGCGGCACGAGTGCGGCGGTGCAGTACCTGACGTATGGATCTATCCTCGAGATATACCGCGAAGACCGTGATGCGGGCATCGCCTACTACCGCGAGTTTGCGGGCATGATGCGCCTCATCGACACGGTTATCGCCGATGTCACCACGGTGACGGTGCAAGCGGTGGGCTTCACCGCGCTCCTCGCTGACCGCATCGTGGCATGGAAAGCTGGCGTGGCTAATCGAAGCACATTCAGCGCCAGTCCTGCGGAAACCATTCTCAAAACGCTGTTCGACTACAACCTTGGAGCCAACGCCACGACAGCAAACGGGCGGCTTTTAGGCGGTGCGCTGACGGGCGCAACCACGACCGCATCGGGCGGTGCGGGGAACTCCCTCAGCATCAGCGTGGCAGGTCAAAACCTACTCACCGCCATGCAACGCATCCAAGAGGCGGCGGGCGGTGACTTCGATTTGGTGTACACTGCTCCAGCAACGTACACCTACACGTGGTACACCGGACAGCGAGGCACGAACCGCAGTTCGACGGTGATTTTCAGCGTGGCGAATGGCACGATTGGGCAACTGCGCATCGTCACTGACCGCATTGTGGATGCCACGGCCGCCATTGTGGCAGGGCAAGGCGAGGGCGTGTACCGCTCGTATGTGACTCGTCCCGCATCGCTTCCTACGGGGCTGAACCTGCGGGAGCGTTGGGTGGACGCACGGAACCAAAGCACCACAGCGGAGTACCAGCAGCTGGGCGACATCGTACTCGCAGAAGCGGAGCGCCAGCGCTCCCGCATCGAAGTGCAAATCCTCCAGAGCGAGGCACTGCGCTATGGGCGGGACTACGTGCTCGGCGATTTAGTCAGCGTGTACACGGGGTCAACCACGCTGACCCGCAAGGTGCAAAGCGTGGGCTTGCATTTCTCAAGCGACGGAAGCGAGGCCGTAGATGTCGGACTTGTTACTCAATGAGTTTCTCTTGACTAGACAGCGGGTCGACCAGCTGGAGCGCATCGAGCAGGGCGGCGGCGCATACCTCACACTGACTCGTACTAGTACCGTATCGATTGGTTCCGCTGGTGCCATCGTGACATGGCAAAGCGAAATTCGCAGCCGTGCCATCACGTGGTCTGGCAGTGCCATCACGATACCGAGCGATGGCTACTACCTCATCGATGTCGCAGGAGACTGGGGATCGAGCGGCGCGCAGACTTTTGCTCGTGTCTATGTGGGGGGCGTGGCTGTCGAGCGCATGACCAATCACTATCAGCCGAGCATCAACGAATTTCGTGTGATGGCAATGAGGTACTTCAGCGCGTCAGATAGTCTAGAGATTCAACTAGTCAATCCGGGCGGAAGTCGCTCGCTCCAAATCACGTCATATAATGCTGCATCAAACTCGCCATTCTTGCACATTGTGAAGCTCTGAGGGAGAAGTCATGTACTACCGCGGCTTTGACATTGAGACGCTCACCACAGCGTACTATGACCGATACGGCACTGCCTATCCTGATATCGGCGATGCCGATTTCGAGGACGTGCCCAGCGTGAGCGAAGCACTCGCCATGGTGCGAGCAGAGCGCAACGCGCGGCTCCAGCAGTGCGACTACACACAGCTCCCCGACGTGCCACTGAGTGATGCACAGGTGCTCGCATGGCGTGCATATCGTCAAGAGCTCCGTGACATGATGCAGGGCTTTGCGTGGAACGTCACCACGTGGCCCACACCGCCGTGGTGATGTGGTATACTGAGAGCGTGACGCAGAGTCATATATATCCGCCTCACACTCTTTTATCGCACAACGCTCCGCTCCGCCACATGGCGGGGCGTTGTGTTTTTGGCGATGCTGTGCTATACTCATACCGTGAGTGCAGCGTTGAATGTTTTTGCGGTCACAAAATCGAAACACGCTAGCTCATCACGACACACCTCCTTGACGCACTGCGACCCGGGCTTTTGATAGCTCGGGTCGCAGTGTCGTCATGTGGGGTGACTCCCCATCATGATACCACAAAAAACTCGCCCAAAACTCGTCC